GTTGAACTCGATCACGCCCGCCTGGGTCGCCATCGTGTTGATCGCCTGACCGATCTGGCCGTTGACCGGCGCGGGCAGCTGGATGCGCTCGCGCGGGTACATCGTCTTGACCAGATCCGACAGCTGCCGGGTCCCGAGGAACAGGTCCGTCGGGTAGCCGAAGGCCTCGATGATGGTGTTGGTCGCTTCCTCGACGTCGGCCTCCTGGAGCGGCTGCCCCTGGAGATCGAGGAAGGACGTGGGATCAATCAGGGCGTCCAGCCCGTCCCACTGCTCGGCCTCGCCGTCGAAGGCCAGCGCGGAGTCCCCGGTGAAGAGCGAGTTCTCGACGCGCTCCAGCAGCCAGAGGATGCCGTTCTGGTTCTCCAGCGCGATCACATCGCCGTGGGCGGGGTGAACGAGCGTGGCCGGATGGGTGACCTCCCGAGTCGTCCCGAGGAACTTCACCAGCTGGGTACGCCGAGCGTAGCTCGTGTCCGTCGCACCCGGAAGCTCGCCTTCCTGGGTGAACGCGAACTGCGTCGGGCCGTACGCGGTCAGCTGGTTGTACTCCTCGACAGTGGAGTACGCGGGGCTCTTCGGGATCTTCTTCCAGAACTTGATGTGGTGATTGGTGTACGTCACCACCTTCAAGCTCGCTTCCAGCGACTCCACTCGCAGCGCGGAACCACCGGTCTGGTTGACCACCTGGTATCCTGCTTCGAGTGCCTTCGCCAGCTCCTGGACGTCAGTAGCGGGGGCCGTGCCGAAACCGTTCAGCCCCTCGTAGTGACGCAGACCTACTTGACCACCAAACATAATGATCTCCTTTCGCGTCGTGGGGGGCTTACTGCTGGCCCGCCGCCTGGATGTGCTTCAGGACCGCCTCGTGGAGGTCGGGCCGAAGGTCGTTGGTCATGTCGAACTTGGACACCTCCAGGGCGTTGACCTGCCCCTTGGTGACCATGTCGACGAGAGCGTCCTGGATCTGGCTCTTGGTGAGAGACTCACCGCCAGGACCGTCGAACGACTTCTGCAGCACGCCGGGCTGTCCCTGACCGCCCTGGAGCACCTGCAGCTGGCTCTTCGGCGGGCCAGCGGGGGCCTCGGCCACCTGCTGAACCTGCTCGATGTTGCCCGCCACACCGTGACCGATGTTGACGACAGCGTCCGCCAGGCTCTTGTTGAAGTCGCCCTGCTCGTCGAAACGAGCGTCGAGGTAGCTGCCCACCTGCTCCAGCATGAAGTTGGTGGCCTCGACGATGCGACCGTCCAACGACTTCTCGATGGTGTCCATCCTTGCGCCGAAGGCAGCGGCGAACTCGGCCAGGAAGGGCGAGATCTCGATGCCCTTCTGGACGGTGTCGCTCTCCTGCTGCATGGCCTCCAGGCTCTTGCAGGCCTTGTCGCGCTCCTCGGCAGCGGGCTTGTCCTCGTCGTCGTTGTTCGACTTGTTGAAGGGCAGCCCCGGGCGAGCCTCGCCCTTGGGACCTGGCGTCGGGTCACGACCCTCGACCTCCTGGCCTTCGCCCTTGGAGATCGTCGCCTCGATGTCACCCTTCAGGATCGCCAGCTCCTCGGGAGCCAGGCCGATACCCTTTCCGATCTTCTCCATGATGGCCTTGCGAGCCGCCTGGTAGTCGGTACCGTCCTTCCCGATGCTGTCGTCCCAGCCGTCACCGATCCCATGCTTCTTGCCACCGGGCCAACCGCCTGCGGCGGGCTCGGAGTTGCGAGGAGTATGGAACAGCTGTGCCTTGTTCATGTCGTCACCCTCGGGCGCGGGTTGGGGATCACTCCCCTTCGCCATCGCCTCCAAGGCACCCAGCGACTTGAAGAACTGCTCGCCGGGAATGGTGACCTTGCCGTCCTCGGCCATGATCTTTCCTCCTTAGTTCCGGTTCAGTTCGAAAATGGCCTCGGCCACGACAACAGCGTCAGGCCGACCCAATCCTCGAAATTCCTGTAAAAGATCGACACACTGGTCGAACTGCAGAGACTGATTTGCCAGCTCCTGAGACTTGCGCGCCCAGCCCTGATCCTTTTCCTTGCCTTCCAGGCTTTCAGGAACGAGGGGGGAACCGCCGCCTACCGCCACCGCCTTGCAGGAGCATTCCTTCTCGGCATCCTTCTTCAAGTCCATCTTCTCTTCGTCGATGGCAAGCCCGGTCAAGACCTTGTTCATGGCTTGAGCGTCGGCTTTCACGCAAGAGCTGTCACAGCGTGACTTGTGGACGGGTGAGATCTGTCGGGGAGAGACGTAGAAGCAACCGGAGTCGTCGCAGAAGTATTCGGCGGGGGTGGCCGAGAAAGACTTCACGACGTCAAGCCAGGTGTTCGTGTTGATCGGCGCCGCCGTGATGGCGATGTCCTGAATCCAGCACTTCAGAATTCTCCGTCCTGCGCGACGCGTGACCTTGCCCTGGATAGAGAATCCCAGCTTGCGATCAGACTGAGACGCCTCAAGCGCCTGCGCAAGCTCCCAGATCGCGTCAGAGACCTTGTGGCCATCAAACAGGAAGCCCTTCGTCCACAAACCCTTGCTAGTCACCTTACACTCAAGGGGCTGGCCAACCTTGTTCTCGAAGCCCGGTTTGTGATCGTTGTTGTAGTAGCCGAACTTGAGAAAGTAGGAGAAGTCGATCCCGTTCTGCGCAACGACTTCTTTCTGAAGGTCTTCGTCTGTGGTTGATGCGATTCCCTGGATCAAACGCTTTCGCCCTTTGGACTTGTCCTTGGAGGAAGCCTTGGCAATCTCCATCGGGAGCCAGAAGTTGAATTCGTCGTCTTTTACGAAATCGATCATGAAGCCCCAAAACCCAAAAAGGGAGACCGGGCGTTTCCGCCCAAATCTCCCTTTTTGGAGTCTCTGCGTTCGATCTGGTTACGCAAGCACGCTACTTATTCTAGAATTATAAGTCAAGCCTTTTTCATATGTCAAATCCGGGACCTGGACACTAAAAAGGGTAATTCTAGAAATTCGAACTACTTAGCTGGGCTTTTGCGAAGAAAAAGACGAGGATTTTGAGCCTTGTAGAGGTCCAGCTTGTCCAGTTTGATGGGTACAGGAAGCTCAGCACCACAGCCCTTGCATATAGCAACCGCTTGATCCCCCTTGAAGACCAAGATTTTTGATCTTACTTTGGTCGCTGCTCCTGCTGACTTGATCAGCACTTCACCGCAGCGACATACGAGTATGTGCTGTAGCATTACACAGCTTCCAAAGGCTCTGAGGACGCGTCCGCCTCCTCGTCCTCAGTCTCAGTAGGGTTGACGATCTCAGGCTCGTGCGTAGAGCGTTCCGGCATAAGATCAGCCCGCTCCTTGTCCTCCCTGTGGGTAGTGCGCTCAAGGCCATGCCAGTGAGCGTGGTGCTCGTGTAGCGGGTATTCGTGCAGCCACTGACTGAACAGCTCCTCTTCGGCGGTCCTCTCTGGCTTGTCCAGTGACACCGCCCAGACATGGGACTTGATCATCTGAGGTCTGTCCTTCGTGGCCTTGACCTTCTTGATGAACTTCTCCATTGGAATAGCGCTGACGGCTCCGAAGAACCTCGGGTTGTCGTACTGCTTCTTGTAGTCCTTCTCGACCTGCTTAGGATCGTCCCAGCCCAGGAACACCTTGTCTTCATCGAACTTGGTGAAGTCGGGGGCCTTCATCTGATGGACCACGTAGGCTGTTTTTGCCTCCTGGTTCGGTCCAAGGTAGACATCAACGTGGTCCCCGTCTGTGCCCATCGAGCCCAGGATGTAGCCGTAGTCGAACCGCATCTTGGTCTCGCCGCTCTGCTTGTTGTGCGGGTCGTACCACTTCCGGACTGATCCTGCCTTGTTCTCGATCGAGATCTTGAGTCCTTGGAACTCCGTACGGCCTTGGAGCTTATAGCTCTTGGACAGCTTGTCCTTCTTGCGCGTATGTTCGCAGTGCCCTCTGGGCTCTCCGCACTGCTCGCAGGCCCCTTGAGCCTTGGCCACCTGGTAGCGCTTCGCTGCCGCCGCCAGGAACATCGCCTCGACCGCTATAGGGTCAATGTACCTCTCCACCGTGTGGGGGTCGTTTCCGGTCATCTTGGCTACGTTCTGGACCGCTTCCGACCGCAGTTCCTGCAAGTGCCGAACGGTGTACTCCATGTCCTTCCGCTGGACGAGCTTCTGGAACTCGCGAGAGAACAACTCCGTGTTGTTGTAGGTCTCCAGATCAGACGGCAAAACCCCAAACTGACTCTGCATGAATCGATTCAGAGTTACAAGATCAATGGCCCCTCCGTCCATCGCAAACAGGACGTCGTTGGGCTCCTTGTCCTGCATCAGCTCCTGCAGTACCTGCAACACCTGGTTGTCCATGACCGCTCGGGCCTTACCCATCCCGATGTGGAAGGTCACCACGTTGCCACTGATCTTGACGTCTTCGACCTCCAGATTCTCCAACGCGTCCACCGGCAGCTTAGCCTGATCGAGCAGCGCCAAAAACAGACCCACAGCACGATCGGCTGGACTATCCGACACCAACCGCTGGTGATAGTGGGCTCTGATCTTCGGAAGCTGCGCATCCACGTACCGAATCGCATTGTTACGATGCATCTTGGGATCAGTCACCTGGTCCCTATGCAGGTACGCGTATCGCTTGCTGCCCGAATCAGGATCGGTGTAGCGTTTGACCCAATGGTTGCCCGTGACCTTCTCAGGGCTGTAGTCGGGGTTGTCTTCGACATCCTCCGCGTTCGGCGGGATCGGCGCATGCAACTTGCGCCCCTGCTCGTCGAACAGATTCGGGTGTGTCTCGGGGCTGGGCTCGTGGTCGTGGATCGACGGGTCACCTAGCTCAGGTACATGCTCCTCATGATCGGGGGGAGCATTCGTCCCGTGAACGATGTTGCCCCCTTCGCCCGCCTCGTAGAGGTAGCGGTAGGCTCCAGGCTCGCCCACACGCCCAACGTAGTTGGCATCAGGATACTGACGGAGCATATCCTCAGGAGAGGCCTCTCCTGGCCCGTCTGCAGGCGTCCCGCCCTCGGTCTGGTCCAGCTGCTGTGCCTGCTGGTCGGCCTGCGGGAATCCCTCCTGAGCCTTCGAGAGCGCTTTTACAGCCTTCTCGGTCTTGCCTGCCTTGTACAACTTGCGCTGGATATGCCGACGGGCCTCCTCGGTGTGCGGCAGCTCCTCAAGCACAGGATGCGCAGGGTCGTCCGTCAGGCCATGCCGAGGGTCCGACCATTTGTCGTGCCAATCGTTGACGTCTAGTGGGTGTCCTGTACCCTCCATCATGCCCGTTTTGATCTCGGCCAAGTGTCTCCCCGCACCCACAATGGCTGCCACCTTGTGTTCAAAGGCCTGCATCATCTTCTGGTGGCCTTCAGCATGCTTGGGATCAGTAGGGGCAGGCATCGACTGCATCGACTGCAAAGCCGTGTGGGTCGTCTCTCCCATGTGTTTCAGCTTGGCCAAGTGCCGATCCACATAGTCGCCCGCCTCGCCGTGGTCGGCATCAGGAGCGCCCGTCCCTGCCTCGATCGCATGACTGCGAGCGCGTTGCCTGTCACCTGCCTGCTCACCCGCCTCGCCACCGATCTCCTTCCCGCTGCCCATCTCGACGTTCTCATGCAGCTTGATCGTATCGGCCAAGACACGCTTCTGCCCATTCATCAGGTAGTTGAACAGGTAGGTTCCGAAGCGCTTGCCCTGCCTGGGATCATAGTTGTGCAGCGCCTGAGTGATCGCCCGTGTGATCGTGCGCTTGGTCAGCGCCTCCACGACGTTGTCTCTCGTCTTGCTGCGCAGCTTGTACATCTTCTCCGGGCGACGCTTGTTGACCAAATGATCGATGAGGTACGCACCAATGGCGTGCGACAAGCCCTCATGCTCCTTTGTCAGACGCGTGACGAACTTCTCATGCGTTTTCTTGTCGGGGAAGTGAACTTGCCACACTTTGCGCTGACCTACACGGCGCTCCGACTCCGCAGCCTCTGGAGCCTTGCCAGTCTCCCCACTGATCTCCTCTTGGACGCCTTCGGTAGGAGCCATATAAGGCACCTCAATCCGCCTGCGAGGCACCCCATCCTGCTCGACCTTGTCAGTCCACTCAAAGTCAGGATCGTTTCGAGGCTTGAGCAGTCGCTTCTTCTTGTCCTCGCCCGTATCGAGACCAGCTTCGCGCCGCTGGGCCTGCTTCTCCTTGCGAATCATGTTCTGGAAGGCCTGGACGTTTTCCGATCCCTGATGCCACTCGCCAACACCGATGGTCTTGCCCTTGCGCTTGACCTCGCGAGAGTGTGGGCTATGGGTCATGTAGCGTACGCGAAGCCTTCCGCGCTGCTCTCCCTTGGCGCGCGAGCGCTCTCCCAGCAAATCCCAAGCCTCGTCCCGGGACACACCCAGCGCGCTAAAGTCCTCCTTGGTCAAGTCCTTCAGGTCTGATCTCTTGTTGATCCCTCCCTCACTGAGCTTCGAGAGCAGCTCCTGACGGTCCTTGTCTACGCCTCGGGTAGTCTCGCCCTCGTCTTTGGCTCGAATCTTGGGCTCCATGTACTGCATGAAAGGGTTGCCGTGGATATCGAAGACGGTGTTGACGTGGTTCCGGCGAATATGATCCTCGAACGACCCCCACTTGCTCGGGCTCTTGTCGAGTTTGGTGGTCTTGCCCAATTTGATCTTATCCAGATCCTCCTCGACACCACCTGTGGGATCAGTATGCAACTCCATGGGGGAACGATCGAGGTTGCCTCGCTTGTTGGGTCCCTTGATGTGCAGGATGTGGGGCACTTCATCGAAGTCCTGCTTCTCATCGTTCCAGGAGTTGGGGTCCTTGATCATGACCCGAAGACGCCCTGGCTCCTCCAACCGCTTCTGACGCGCGTGGTCGAAAGCAGCCTTCGGATTCTCCAGAGTAGGGTCGCTCCCCGTGGGGACTGCATCGCCGTGCCAGTCGGGGTGAACGGGGACCGTGTGGCCTCCCTGGTGCCCACTGTGCTCGAAGCCATGGTGGGAGCCGTGAACGCCGTTGGTGTAGGTGTACTTCCAACTTCCATCAGGCCCCATCTCACGATAAACGTAGAGGTGCCCCGGGATCACTTCGCCCTTGTGAGCCTTCTCCAGAATCTGGTGTACAGGATCAAACGTCACGTCGCTCTGGAGCCACCTGTAGTGATCGAGAAAAGCCTTCTCCAAGGTACCCCACGACTTCAAGATCTTGGCACCCTCCTCCATAACCTTCTCAGGCTGACCCGCGAAAATGAAGCGCCGCAAATACTGCCATGGAGCGCCTTCCTTGGGCACCTTGAACCCCACGACCTCAGACCATGGCTGCTGCTTATTCTTCTCGTCCCGAATCGGTGAGGGAGCGATGGCGGGAGGTGGTTGGTTCGGCTGCGTGTCGAGAGGGTCACCATTCCAGGTCCGAGGCTGATAGTCCTCCAGCGTGTCTACAGGAGAAACCTGGAAGGCAGCAAAGGGGCCTGCCGACTTGGCTGCATCACCCTCTGCCTCGGCCTCCATCGCAGCTTCATCAGCTACTGCGGCTTCGCCGCCAGCCTCCTCCAGCTGCATTGCAGCCTCTTCTTCCTGAAGGTCTTTCTCCCCCGACTCCTCCAACTCCTCACGCTTCTCTTCCCGCTTGCGCTGAAGCTCCTCGGGATCACCACCACGGAACTCCCCAGACTCCGAGCCAGCTTCGGCCTTGGTTAGCTCCAGCATCGAGCGCAAGAGGTCGTCGGCCTCGCCCGTAGCCTCCTGCTCCTCGCGCTTCTCTTCCCGCTTCAGCTGAAGCTCCTCAGGATCACCACCGCGAAAATCACCATCGCCTTCGCCCTTCCCAACCCTACCAGCCTTCAGCAGTACAGCGATACCTGCTTTGATCTTGGCACTCATGATGCAAGCTCCTGGTGGCCTGTGTCTTCCTCTGCCAGTTCGTAGGCCCGCTCCAGCGCGGCGATCTCAAGGTCTTCCAGTTGGTAGTAAAGATCGTAGTCGTCGCGGTGCATGTTCTTCAGAGACTCGATGATCTCCAGATGCTTGTGGAGCATGGCAGGAGACACCGCCCCACGAATCTCTTCCTCCGTAGGCATCGCCACCTCTTTAGAACTCGCCAGCAGTTGGTGAGGATTGGCTTTCAGCACATCGATACCCTTCTTAACAGAGGATTTCATTCTTGCCCTCGCTCTTTCAACGACCTTTGACGGATCGAACAACTCCATCTTCCCATCTTCCCATCCCCAACCCCTTGGAATATACCTGATCCTGCAAAAGCAGTGTGGGTGCAGAGGAGGCACGACTGGCCTCGCATTCGCACGCCAAGGACGAATATAGTTTGATCCTGAGTTTGACAACAATTCCGACAGCTTGAACACCTTGGGGTTGCCACTACGGTCCAAGTACAGGCGCCTGCAGTCCTCACACGCCCCAGGATCAGGCACAACCGAGACCTGGCTGTCCTCGCCCTCTGCGAACTTATACACATCGATCTTGCCCAGAATTGCAGAGACCACACCATTCTGACGGGCAGCGTGCAGTTCGGTCGAGGCTACGCGAAGCCAGTTGCGTTTGTACTCCCCGGTCTTGAGGGCCATGTCCTCGGCCACCTGCCGGAAGTTCCGGCTTACCTCGACACCGACCTTCACTTCGTCCTTTATGATCTCCTTGACGTGGGACTCGTCGATAGCTCTCTGTGTAGCTGTCGCCAGCGACTCGAAGAGTCCGTCGCGAATCTCATCCTCCAGTCCCCGAAGAACCGTAAAAGCAGATAGCTCAGAGGCCTCAATCTGGAGTTTCTCCACATCCGTATGCTTAGCTGCAGCCGCCTCGACAAGATCATCCCACTTCAAACCCTTCCACTCGGCCTCTTTGAGCAAAGCTTCGAGCTTGCCCAGGACGAAGGCGTACTTGATGGCAGACGCCTGCGTGTCCATAGGCAAGATGCCCTTGGCCTTCAATGCGTTTAGGTCAGCTTCGGAGACGTACCGCGTACCAAAGAGACGCCACGTTATCCACGTAACGTGCTGGCGTATGATCTTCGCCAGCTTCTCAATTTGGTCCTTGGTGAGGATAGCCATGTCATCAGACTAAGCAGTAGCAAGCATCTCGTTGATCATGTTCAGGGACTTTACCGTCTTTGCTTCGCGTTGTGTCGTGGACAGCGGCTGAAACGCTGGAGACGGAGAAGGCTGCCCTTTTGGTGCGATCTCACGACCTACCGACGACGCCGTCATTGGGCCTTGGGGAGAGCCTCCAAACAACTGCCCACCCTCACCACCATAGGCTGGAAGCACAGGTTTAGGGCTCTGCTGCGCCCCGGGGAGGTCAGGCTTCGTCGCCATGGTCTCTCCGAGCTGCGGCTGTGCTGCTTGCTGACGGAGGGCGTGGGGAGCCGCTGCTCGGGTCTCCGTACCTGGCTGTCCCTCCTTACCGACAGGCTGTCCAAACCTCTCCATAATCTGAGAGCCAGGCTTCGCCAGCTGACGGCTACCTTCTGGAGCGATTGGTTGGAACTGCACTTGAGCACCAGGCTTCGCCAGCTGTCGCGCCCCACTGAACGGCTGCGACAGGTGAGCCATCGTGCCCGCACCAGGCGTGCCCATGGGGTGCGTGGTCGCCCCAGGCGCATAGAGCGGCATACCACTTGGGCTCGTCTCGCCCGTAGGCACCTTCGCCAACTGGCGACCTGTAAACGGCATCAGGGGTCTCCCAGGCACCGTGGACTTCGGGACCTCGCCCGTAGGTTGACGAGCAAGCTGCGCTTTGTCCATCATGGCCTTCAGCATCGCCAATGATCTTTCCATCTAGTCCTCCATCAGCTTCTGCAGTCGGGTCAGCGTCTCTCGGTAACCGACATTCAGCTTGTTGGCCTTCCTCAGCGCGGCACGCAGGCTACCTGTCTCAGCGCCCAACCCTCGCGTCACATTCCTCCCTCGCGTCATGATCGCCACCGCCAGAAGTTGACCACCGTCCCGCATCAGGCGCAGCGCCGCGTCCTGAGTCATCTGGTACTGCGTCATCAAGATCTGCAGCACCTGTCGCCCTTCAGGCGACATGGTCTGCTTGAGCCGCGCCTTATTGATCGCTGTCAG